GCGGTCGCAGATTTTGGGCAAGGACGTGACGGTGACGACCGAGCAGGATAAGCAGGGAAAGTACGGCAGGTATGTTGCGGAGATTATTCTGGACGGTGGCAACCTGTCAGACGCGCTGGTCGCGAATCAACACGCCAAATATCAAAGTTATTGAGTGGGGTTGACATACAGATTCTGTTTTGGTTATGGTGTCCCCCGTCGCGTGGAAGGCGACGCAGAAAACTTAAAAACTTCGGTTCCTCCCGTTCGCCGCTTCCACCGGCAGACGTGGAGGTTTTTTTGTGCCGGGTGAAACATGACACACCAGCAAACGCTATTCGACGACGAGCGTGATCCAAAGATCGCACGCCACAGCGACCCGGAAACCAGCCACGCGGCAGCGGATGAGATGTTGCCCAAGCTCGGCAAGCTGGAATCCCGTTTACTTTCCGCGTTCAGGCGCTGGCCGAAGACAGCACGCGAAGCGGCAGATGATGCCGCTCGGCTGTTCAATTGCCTGGAAGGCGACGGCAAGCACACCGAAACCGAATCATATCGGAAACGGTATACAGGATTACTCAAGCGTGGCCGCATCATTGCCGATGGTGTTAAGACCTGCCGGGTGTCTGGCAAGACGGTGACCGCGTACAAACTCAAGGACGAACAAAAATGACCGACGACCTCGCAGAGACAATCAAAACGCAACGAATTATCAACCACGCTCGCGGCTACTTTGCGGCAGTTATGGCGACGACTCGATACGTCAGCGAACGAAATCGAGAACAGGCAATCAGCCGGTTGATGAAGGACTACGACCGAGATCACCCGGAATATGTGAGGTTGAGAAATGGACAGTGAACCACTAACCGTCCGCTGGCTGATCCGCCGCGATATAACGGAGGCACTGGAACTCGGTGCCATGCACGCGTGGGATCAAGCCGACCTGCTGGAACATTGCAAACTGCTCAACGGAATCGCGATGGTGTGCGAGGAAAATCACAGGAACGTCGGCGGGCGTGTCACTGGGGATATCGTCGGCTGGTGTGCTTACACGTTGCATCAGTCGTCAGTGCACATCGAAAACATCGCCGGAACAGATTGGGAGTTCGGGGCGGTGTACGAATTGCTGCAGCGGCTACTGAACAAACTGGGAGCGGAAACAGGCTATCGCCGCGACCTGATCACGGTCATGGTGCCCGCCGATCAGGATGACGTGCTGTGCTTTTTCAGGAACTGCGGATTCATTGCGTTCGCCACTCAGTTCTTCATCGACGGCAGCGAATATAAGATGCGGTACGACTTGCCGCAGTCTGCGGAACTGTGCCACATCGACGGCACGCCGTGTCGGCGGTCAACTGGGTATCCTTGCATGTTACCGGAGGGTTTTTGATGTCTGACGTAACAGTCTGGGCATGTGTCGCCGCGGTGGCGATGCTGAGTTTTGTGTTCTTTGGGGAGGGTGAGTGATGTTACGACTGGCAAGGACAGCGGGTGAGTCCATTTTCGTGGACGACATCGAATTTCGAGTTATGCACGTCGGCGAGAATCGCGTGCAGGTCGGTGTGATTGCACCGGGCCGGGAGATACTCAGAGGTGAATTACGTTGGGCTACTGGTGGAACCGAAAGCGAGCCACAGAACGTCAATGAGTGACGGCTCGGGTCTGACTGTGGGCGGGGAAGCCGGGATGCCATCATGGATCAAAAGACACAGGCTTGACGGTTCGGAGAGACGAGCATTTAAGGAACAACATGACAACCAAACGTCGTCGAATACACTTCACCGTCCCAGGCGTTCCAATCGCACAGCCACGCCACCGCGTAGGGAATCACGGCGCGTACATCCCGCAGGGCCACGCGATCCACGCATACCGTCAGGCGGTGCTACTGACGTGGCAATCGATCAGCGAGTACTTCGAACCGATGCCGGGTGCGGTGTCGGTTGGCATCACGTTTCACTTCCCGCGACCGCTGAATAAAGTGTGGAAAACGAAACCGATGCTGGCGGTTGTGAAGACGACGAAGCCCGATCTGGACAACCTCGCGAAAGGCGTGCTGGATAGTCTTCAGCGGCACGCATTCGGCGACGATAGCCGCGTGTGCGAACTCAGGCTGTCGAAGTGGATCGTCCGTGACGGGGCGTTGCCGAGAACGGAAATTACGATCACTGACGAGGAAAAACATTGATTCTGAATTACTTTCGACAATCTTCCCAGATTGGTTGAATGTGTATTGCAAGGCGGGTCGATGATGTTACTATTCCCCTGTCAGACACATTCAAACACAAACGGGAGCAGAGACGATGAGCATCGAAGACCTGAGAGAAGAACGAGAAGACTTAGTTTTTGATCTTGGCTGCGGAACAGCGTTCCCAGGATCTGCGGAATGGAAGTCAGACATGGCCGCAGAAAAGGCACTGAAAGAGTTCGACGCGAAGCACCCCGAAGTGTTCGCGACGATCCAAGCTGAGCGAGCGGCGAACGACGCTAAGGTGTCAGCGGCTAAAGGCTGGGTGTAACGCACAACGCCACGCCGGGCAATCTGCCCGGCGGGCTTTCAGCTTTCAACTTTCAACGGGGGCCGATCAGATGGCATACTCAGTCGAATACTGTATCGCGGAAGACGGCATGGTTGTCGAAGCCGGATTTTACAGCGTCGCGGAAGCGATGGCAGCACTGGACCGCGAAAGCGACGGCGAAGTGGACCGCCGCGATCTGTACGACGCAGACGGCGATTGGATCGAGGACAGTGACGAGGACGAGTAAAGCCGCGATAGAACTTCCCCGCTCGGGTCGCGGCATCTGCCCGGCGGGCTTTTAACTTTCAACTTTCAACGGGAGCAGAGACGATGGACAAGCAACTCGCAACAATCGCCGACAAGTTTCTCGGACTCGAAACTCTCGAAACCCGCAATATGGACGACATGGACTTCAGCGATCAGGCAGTATGGCAAATCAAGGCGGCACTGGAGGCAGCGTTCAAAGCGGGGCAGGCGTCTAAATGACCACACAATATCTAACACGAGTAGCAGCGGGCGTCTGCCCACGATGCGGCATTGGCGAACCTGAGCCGGGCCACGGCAAGCAATGCCGAACCTGCCGAACGTACCTGAACGAACAACGAAAACGGCGTACAGCGAAAGCTGCCGCACAGCGAGAACGGAAGCGAATGAGCGAACTGATTTACATTGCCAGCCCGTACAGTCATCAAGACGAGACCGTGAAGCGTGACCGGTTCGACGATGTGTGCGAATACGCCGGGCACTTAATGAAGCTCGGGCACGTGGTCTATTCGCCGATTGCACATAGCCATCCGATTGCGATGAAGGTTGGTCTGCCGACTGACTGGGATTACTGGAAGACGTTCGACCACGCGATGATTACGCGGTCAACGTCGCTGATGGTGTTGATGCTGCCAGGGTGGGAGGAAAGCGAAGGTGTAACGGCTGAGATTCAAATGGCTCATGCGTTGGGTATTCCGATTGACTATGAATCATGGGAGGTGGAAGCGTGAGCGGTTATCGTGAGTTCTTGTCACATAAAAACAGGGCGGACGATCAGCAGGGATTCGACCCGATATGGCTGCCTGATTCCCTGTTCGACTTTCAGAAGACGTTAACCGACTGGGCTATACGTGCAGGGCGGTGTGCGTTGTTTGAAGATTGCGGACTAGGGAAAACGATACAACAGTTGGTGTGGGCCGAGAATGTTATTCGGCACACTAACCGTCCGGTGTTGCTGGTGACGCCGCTGGCAGTAGGGTCGCAGACAATCGCCGAGGCGGATAAGTTTGGCATAGATGCTGAGCGTTCTCGGGATGGCAAAGTCAGCGGACAGTCTCGCGTTGTTGTTACGAACTACGAACAGTTAACGAAGTTTGACCGCAGTCAATTCAGCGGAGTAGTCTGTGATGAATCGTCTGCAATTAAGAACTTCAAGAGCCAGCGTCGGCAGGACGTAACGGAGTTTTGTCGTTTGTTGAAGTATCGACTGCTCTGTACGGCCACGGCTGCACCAAATGATTACCACGAGCTAGGGACGTCGTCCGACGCTCTGGGGTATCTCGGATACCGCGACATGCTGACTAAGTTCTTTAAGCAGGACACGCAGAAGGACCATTTAGGATGGGGCCGCGTGAAGTATCGATTCCGTGGACACGCGGAGCATCCGTTCTGGAAGTGGGTTTGCTCGTGGGCCAGATCGATCCGCAAACCGTCCGACGTGGGCGGAGACGACTCCCGGTTCGTATTGCCGGAACTCAGGCAACATGAGCACGTAGTTGAAACGAAGAAGGCACGCGACGGGATGCTGTTCGCGATGGCCGCGACTAACCTGCAGGAACAGCGGGAAGAACGAAGGAACAGCATAGGAGAGCGTTGTGAGATGGCTGCACAGACAGCCATTGAGCACGACGGAGCGTGTGTTCTGTGGTGTGAACTCAATGACGAGGGTGATCGACTGGCGAATGACGTGCCGGACGCTGTTCAGGTGAAGGGCAGTATGTCAGACGAGAAGAAGGAGGAGATCCTAACCGCGTTTACTCGTGGTGAAGTTAAGCGGCTGGTGACGAAACCGAAGATAGGCTGTTGGGGACTGAACTGGCAACACTGTAACAAAGTAATCTGTTTCCCGTCGCATTCATTCGAGCAGCACTATCAGGCGGTCAGGCGATGCTGGCGGTTCGGTCAGCAGAATCCAGTCGACGTACACATGATCGTCAACGAAGGCGAACAGGGCGTACTGAAGAACATACAACGCAAGGCGGAGCAGACCGAGCGGATGTTTGAATCACTGTGTGAGCATGTTTCTGATTCTCTCGCATTGTCGCGGGGGGATGTCTTTACTGAGCAGGAGGTAATACCGTCATGGCTGTGATTAAAATGAGCGTAGAGCAGTGGTCTGAGGTTCCTGAGAATCCACGACAACGCAACACAACGAAACGAGCTAAGTATGCTAGATCTAAGCACCTGAAAGAGCCTCACTATATTCATCGGTACGTGTTCGCTGCCGCCCGGAAGGGTAAACTCCTATGCAAGCTGGATGGTCACACTAGGGGGTTCTTGTGGGATCATGGGCAGTTGCCACTGCCGGACGATGGGACCGTTGAGGTGATGGTGGTGGAGGTGAAGTCACTGAAGGAAGCTGCCTCTATATACAGCAAGTTTGACAATCCGCGTGCCGTCGAATCCGTCTCAGACTCTATCTACGGGTTTGCGAAGGAGAATAAGTTCGGACTAAACTCGAAGTTATTAGCCGGGTGTAAGTTTGCCAATCAACTACGACTCGCTGACGGGTTCTTTGGCGGCATCCGAGGCAATTCCCAAAGAGACCTAGAACGGGTAATCAAGGAGTGGAAGCCTTGTCTACTGGAATTGGATAGCCTCGGGCTGTCATCTAAGTACACCACGCTGATCGGGTTTATGTTGATCGTTATACGGAAGGACGGTCTCGGGCTGGCATCTAAGTTTCTGTCTTTACTCGATGGGAACCACGGAACAAAGAATTCTAAAGGAATGGACGGAGTTGAGTGCTTACATGAACACATCAAGATCCGGAAACTGGAAAAGAGAATGACGGGATACGGAAACCTGTACGACATGACCGACTCGGCGTGGACGGCGTACAACATGTGGCAGTCAAATAAGCGAGCGAAGAAGCTTCAGCAAAATAGTTTCGTTTCAGCACTGAAGGGCGAGGTGACCGCATGATCAAAGATCAACTAATCACAGACGACTACGCACTGTACAACGGTGACTCGGCGGAGGCGTTGCAATCACTGCCGGACGATTCGATGCACATGGCCATCTACTCCCCGCCGTTCGCAACGGAGCAGGGTGGATGCCTGTACAACTACAGCAGTAGCGACCGGGATCTGTCGAACGCGAGAACATACAACGAGTTCTTCGACCATTACGAATTCATCGTGCGGGAGACGTGCCGGGTATTGTTACCTGGCAGAATCTCTGCGGTTCATTGTACGGACATCCCAAAAGCCGGGGCGAATATCTGCGGGTATTCCGACTTCCCTGGCGACATCATCCGCCTGCATAACGAGTGCGGGTTTGAGATGTTGCCGCGTATCTGTATTTGGAAAGAGCCGCTCGCTGTTCGTAACAGGACGATGGCGAAGGCGTTGACTCACCGGCAGATAGTGGAGGATAGCTGCCGGACGAATGTGGCATGCGGTGATTACCTAATCCCGTTCCGTAAGAAGGGAGAGAACCCCGTGCCGGTGGTGCATCCACATGGACTAATGGAGTACGCGGGGGAACGTAGTATTCCCGCGGAGCTGAAACCGCTGAGAGGGTACGAGGGAAACCAGATCAAGAACCGATATAGCCACTGGATTTGGCGACAGTATGCGTCCTGCTTCTGGGATGATATCCGGCTAGGCCGGACACTACCCTACAAGGAAGGCCGCGACACTGACGACGAGAGGCACATGCACCCGTTGCAGTTGGACGTGATCGACCGAGCGTGCGTGATGTGGTCGAATCCCGGAGAGAACGTATTGACTCCGTTTATGGGAGTTGGGTCAGAGGTGTACGGTGCCGTAGCGAATGGCCGTCGCGGCGTCGGAATAGAACTCAAGGAGTCGTACTACCGGCAGGCCACGAGGAACGTACCAGAGGCGTTAAATCTGGCGGCCGAGGAAGAGGCCACTTTGTTCTAACACAGGCAGGGTCAGCAGTTCTGGAATCACTCTTTTAGGGAAACAGCATGACCAAAAAACGCGGCGGCAAACGCGAAGGGGCAGGACGTCCCGCAGATCGCGGGGAACGCAAAATAAACACCGGGCTGCGGCTCACGCCGACGCTGCGGGCGTATCTCCAG